TTCCATTCTTTTACCATTTCATTATATGGAAATTCCATTCCTGATCTATCTGATATTGCTTTTGCGTATTTTCCTCTAGATAATTTAGACATTTGGATAATAAGTTTTAGGTGTAATAAATGAACTTGAAGAAGAACCATCTTCTTCTAGTGCTCTGTTTAATTCATCTTCGTATAACATTTTTAACATTTGAACTCTGTCTGGTGCATACTTAATAGCAAGATAATAAGAAAGTCCTGCAATCATACATGGTACAAATCTATATGGCACGTCTGCATCATTAGTATAATCACCTGCATCTTGAATTCTTTTTACATAATAATAGTTTAAAAATTTACCAGCTTGATCTGTTCCTGGAGTTAAATACAAAGTAATAGTAACTCTATCAATTAGTCTCTGAACATAATATTGAGTTGGTTGTCCTGTAGATGTTTTATTAGATAATGCTTGATATGCAGATCTATTTATTTTTGTAAGTGGTGTATCAACATTAGAATTTCTAAAAGAAGCTTCTAATACATCATCAACACCATAAACTGCTGTTGCACTTGAAGTGCCATCAGTTGTAGATCTAAACATTGTATATGTTGCTTGATCTGCAACGAGTGTAATATTATTGTTTGCAATTTCCCAATAGTGCAAACCTCTATTAGCCCATTCTTGAAATAAAATATTTAAAGAACGTCTAGCTCCTTTTAATTGATAACCAGATACACCTTGAATTCCTATTCTCTCATATGCTTCTTCAACAATATCAGAAATAGAAAAACCTTTTTCAAATGTAGTTGTTCCAGAGGTAGTGTTAGCCATTTAACCTCCTACTTATCAATCAATAAAGTCGCTGCTGTTACGTTTGGTATTGCAGATACTTTCATTCCACCTGGAAACAAAATTCCATCTTCTGGAATATTTAATGCAAATACGTCACCATTTGCAACGTCACCTTGAAACAAAGTTGTGCTATCTGTATTATCTTGTAAAGTTATTCCTCCAGCAGATCCTCCACTATCAGAAACAAGAACTATACCTCTTAATCTTGTTCTTCCTGCAAATACTGCTCCAGCTCCTGTAACTCTAACTGCTTTTACGTCACCCTTCATTATTTTCTCCTTAAAATTTGTGTGGACCCGAAGGTCCACACTAAATTAATTACTAGCTTAAATTGTTATTTTGTAGATATAATACAGTTGCAGTTGCTGCACCAGCAGTAGCTGCTGATCCTGACTGATTATATGTAGCTACAACAGTAACATCAGAAGTCCCAATATCAATTAAATTTCCTATTTGAGATACATCTGAAGTTGCTAAAACTCTAGCTTGTGATCCTGCTGCTAAAGCATCAGCAAATTTATCAGCTGTAGTTCCATCTCCAAAATCAATAGTGTTAGCAGAACCTGCATCGAAAGCAGTTGTAACATCTAAAGTAATTTGAAAAATTTGGCTGTTCGCTGGTAATGTTGCAATAGTAGTTGTACTACCATCTGCACCAAAAACAATTTTAGCTGATTGAGCCATTAATACGAAACCAGTGTTTGCACTAGCTCCTTCTCTTATCGTTCCCGCTTTTACCGGTCCCGAAAATGTAGTTGTTGCCATAGTATTATCCTCCTAATTACGTTCATGCAGTCTTTAGGCCGTCGACTATACTCGTCTACATGAACTTATTTGTATAGTGATTAATTTATATACTAGATTTTAATAGAGTGCAAGAGAGCCTGTGATGTGGAGTGGATTTTTTCCAACGATGTAGCTTTTTATTAAGTAGCTACTGAAACTTGTGGAGCGGCACCTTCAATGACGTTTTGCCTGTGAGCGATAGCTGCTTCTTCCAGCTTAATCTTAGTGATGACTTTTTTAACTTTGTCATCAATTCGGACCATCTCTAAAGTATATCTACCATTAGATATATGCTCCTGTTCCCACTTCAGCTCCAAGGACCTTTTTTGTTTGTATAGGTCTTGTATCATATATAACCTCCTCATAGGTTATTCTGTATTTGTCAGAGGCAAATACTTTTTCTCCGACATATTCCCATTTTATATCATTTACTCCTAGTTTGTCAACTATAGCTTGTTCAAGGGAAATAGGGTCATCGTTAGATGACACTTCAAATTTTGCGTAATGATCGTATGCGTTTATTGTAATAATGAATTTTTTCATGAATTTTTTTCTTACTTTCTAATTGTGGCGGAACAATGTCCCGCCACAAAAAATTAAATATTAAGCACCTTCTACGCCAAAGATACCTCTAAAGTCAGATACTCCAAATGAATATCTTTCTCTAGCTTTGTATCTTACGTTACCAGTATCGAAATCACCTTCCATCGCTGTTTTGATAGGAGATCTTTCAAAATACTTCATACCGTTTGGCACGTCAGTAATGATGTAGAACGCATCTGTGTCAGTTAAAAAGTTATTAACTCTGTAACCTTGTGGGATCATTCCCATTGATGCAACTGCGTTAACATCGTTGTCTGCTGTTCCAGTTCTACCTGCAGATTTCATCAATCTTTCAGCTGTAAACTGTAACTCACTAGGGATAATCATTTTGACTCCTCTTGCAGCAATTTTCAGACCTCTTTCGTCTGTTAGTGCAGCAATGTCAATTAATGATTGCTCTAATGAAGTTTCGTTTAAGTCAGCTTGCGTTGTTAATGTGTTTTTCACATTACCTGCAATTGTAGGGTGTGATGTACTGAATAAGTTCGCACCATCACCTGATGTGAATTTTCCAGTTGTCACACTTGGTAATCCATTAATTAATGGATTAACAGACTTAACTTGTTTTGTGTTCGCCATAGATCTAGCTAATGCTTTTGTATATCTAGATGAAAGTTGGTCGTACAAGTTATCTTCGATTGCTTCTTCAGTTATTGAGAAGGCAAGAGCTATAGTCTCGTGACTATATCTTGCAGTGTAAGTCTCTTGAGCATTGTCAAAAGTTACACCAGAACCTTCTGGCTTAACTTGAGCTTGAGCAAAACCTGATAACATAACTTCTTCTTCAAACGCTCTGTCTGAAGATTCAGTAGTATATATTTCAGCATGCTGATTCTCATAACGTTTATATTCCAGACCGAATAATGCATTCAAACCTGGCTCTAGTTCTTTGACTAGTTGTCCTCTACTTATTGCCATAGTTATCCTCCTTATACTCCGGCTGTCTGTTTCAAGAAGTGTTCGTTGATAGTAACTACTACGTTAGCGTTAGCTGAACCTAGTTCGTTATTATCAGGATCTTTTGAAACACCCATTATTTTCAACTGAGCAGCACTATTTGACATTGTTCCAGAAATTTCAGCTTTTGAAACATAGTTTGGTGCGCTACCAGCTGTATACGCGACGTTAGCACAGTTACCAATGTTAGTTTGAGCTACTGTACCAGCACTTTGTATTTCAAACCTCTCATACGGATCATCTGAAATAAATCCAACAATGTCTGTTGCAGTGTTAGATGCTTTCAAATTATTCGCAAAAGTAGGCTTGCTTGTTGTTGCATCAGTAAAGAATACACCATTAAGTGATCCTAATAATACATCAGTGTCTGCAGCCCACACACCAATCGTACCTGTATTTAACATTTGTACAGGGTCGTTTTGGTATATCGCTGTAGCACTTGCTGCGATGTCGTATTCGGATAAACCTTGAGCGTCTCTATTCTGACCAACTTTTCCGATCGGTTTTAAACCGAACGCAGCGTCTTTATTTGCCATAGTTGTTGTCCTCCTTAGACATTTTTAGTTTATCCTTTGATGGTTAAGAATTCTGTTAGGATTTCTTTGAGCCACCGAAGGTTACACGTGACTGTCTATCAATATTGATAGGCATGTCGGGGTGCTGTTCCTTCATGAGATCAGAATCAACCGCTTTTACTTTATCATCATGCATCTTTGCATAATAATCAGTACGCGATTTCGCGACCTCAACAGGTACCCTTGCCAGCACAAGGCCACCAACTCCGATCACTCCCTTGTATTTACCATCTTCAACAACTGGATAGTCTGAATCTGGATATTCATCAGATCTTACTAATTCATATCCTGATCTTAGTCTTCCTTGAATATTTTTAGTATCTTGGAATCCTAATGATTCAGCCCTTAGCCATCTGTGTTGAAATCCTGTTGGCGCAGGGGGTGCATCTAAAGATGACGGTGGAGTCCAGACTTTAGCTTTCGCTTCCTTTTCTCTAGTCTGACTCGCACGAGAAGTTCTTTTATCTTTTTCCATATGCTATACCTCCTTCGTGATTTTTAATTGTTTCGCATATTCTTCAAGTGGCACTCCTAATTTTTTAGCGATTGCTACCTGTGATGAAGTGAGCCTCACAGAGTTTTTGCGACCTGTATTTGTGCTTCGCTTCGCTGAAGCTACTGTTTGCACAGGTTTGGTCGTATTTTCTCCCTTATCAGTATTATTACCGAATTTGTGAGGGAATTCAAGTCTTATTCTTTTATCTATTTCAGAATAATACTCATCAGTTTGTGGATCATAACCTTCGTCCTCAGTAAGCTTCTTATGTAGGTCAAAAGCAGTATAAGTCATTGCTGTATCCTGTCCAAACCATGTATTTTTAGAAGCCCATGCTTCAGCTTTAGGATCAGGTGTTGACTGATCAGGCTTTTTATTAAGGTTAAGTTCCTTTCTCGGTTTTGCGTCTAGTTGTTTTTTATACTCTTCTTGAGCAACTTTGGTTTCCTCAAGTTT